TAATCGGCGCAGTACCGTTGGCCGCCGATGTCACCTGACCCTGCGCATTGATCACAAGCGTCGGGTAAGTGTATGTCCCGGACGTCACCCCGGTTGCATTGATTGCGATCGTGCCCGAGGTCGTGATCGTGCCGCCAGACAGCCCAGTCCCAGCGGTGATGCTACTAACAGTGCCACCACCACCAATAGGTCCCCAGGCGCCACCCGAGTAGCCCTCAAATCCTGCGGTGGTTGAGTTATACCTCACCATCCCATTAACAGGCGTGCCGGGACGGTTTGCTGTTGTTCCGATCGGCAGAGTCGCGCTTGCAGTACCCGGCAGAACTACGTTATCCGCCAAGCCAACCGTTGGCGATCCAGAAACCCCGTCGCCATTGGTAACGGTTGTCTGATTGGTTGTTCCGACAATCGATGTAGCACCAACAGCACCAGCAGTCGTAATCTTCAATAGGCCGTTAGCACTGACGCCAGCCAACGCAAGCACGTTTCCTGTCAGCGCAATTGTTGGGTTCCCAGACTGGCCATCCCCATTTGATATGGAAATGCCATTTCCGGAAACAGCAATATTCCGAGATACGACGGTCGTACTAGAATTCTTAACTACAAACCCTGTACCGGCGCCTTCAAGGCTACCAGAAGCGCCATTAAGGTTGATTTGTAATGTAGAGCCGTTATTTGCTAACCCAATCCCTGTCCCAGAAGCCAGTGCCCGTGAGTTAACAAGGCTTGACTCTGTATTAACAGTAAGGAATGATTGAGTAAGCGTGCCGGCTGATGCAAGCGCACCGGTAGTTGTTTGTACTGTTACGCCATTTTGAACAATGGGTACCGACTCAGTCCCTGTCAGGGTTCCAGCGGTCGGGAGTTGAGTAATCGTAACTTGCGCGGACATTACTCTTGGCTCGGTGGGCTTGGCGCTATTGTATCATTGTTTCCTGTCGTTGTGGGCGTTTGTGTATTCTGCTGTGTAGAAATATAGAACTGATTATTACCCGTGGTGATAAGGTAATCATCGTTTGCAGCAACACTAACATCCGGACGAGCAAAACGTAAATTGATACGCTCAGTTTGCCTTGCGGGTAAACGATATGGGTCTAATTGATCACGGCAACCTTGATCGCAAACCCTAAGACCTGGAAAGTTGGTATCAGGGCCCAGTGATACAAATGTACGCTTCATCTTGCATCGATCGCATACTCCGATTGCAAGGTTATTAAGGCCACGAGTATCAAGAAAGAGTGGCATTATCGTGTATACACCCCAATACCAGGTGTAAAAAAGATAGGAGAACGATCACGTTCTTCCTGCTCTGCCTGATATAAGTACTTTTCTGCCTGTGCTTCAAGGTATTGAATGCGCTCAACGGCAACACCAGGCAATTCAAGACTCATTTGGTGCGCAAGCATTGACTGCACCGCCAAGTACCACCTTTGCGGTATGGCTAATTCGTCAGTTAATGCACCAACATCTTGAATTTGACTCGAATACCATACCACCATTTGCACAAATGGGTCAGATGGTACAGGCCAGAGATATAGCGTAGGGTATGGGATGGTACGATCAAACCAAAATTGATATGGCTGGTTTGCTGTGAAGTTCTTATTGGGTAAATTCGTGTAATCGTCACGATTTAGCCGCGCCATCTGTATTTCGCGGCTATTATTGCCAATGAACCATTCACGAAGGGAAAGAACAGTGCCTCCAGACGCCACAATCCTGTAGTAGATTACACTTTGACCTGGGTCAATGTCAGTCCAGACCCATTGGTTATCTGTAACAGTGACGGCGCCAATGTTATTAAGCGTCAACCACGTTGCGCCATCAATAGAATACTGCAACGAAATGTTCCAGTTGGCAGACCCGCCACCTGCAATGTAAGGCAAAAAGCCTATTGATCCGGCATAAATAGGATTATTGGTGCCAAAGTTAACAGTGAAGTTGCCATTGGCACTGGACTGTTGACAATAAGTATTGACGTTGCCATCGTAGAGGTTCGCCACGACCCCACCGGCCGAGGATGAATATGATCCTACAGGCCGAGCCATGGTACGATAGAGCACATTCAGTGCATCATTGGCCTGTACCGGCAATGAATAGATATATTGATTTGCATTGCAACCAAGCACTAACTTGGTGATTGCAAAGTACTGAATCCCACGATTGATGAGATTTGAAAGTAAGAAGCCTAGACTTTGCTTAGCCGATACTTGTTGTTCTGAAGTTAGCTCTTCTGCTAGCTTGCCACAACGGCGAGCGCCATGATCAATGAATGTTTGTACATTGATAATCGTTTGGCCATAAGTACCGGATGTCGACATTTAGCATTTCCACCGAGCTAATGACGCAGCTTTGCGAGTAGGTCTGCCCTTCTCATCTTTCATAGGCCCAGGCATACCACTCATTCTAGCGCAAAAAGACTTATGTCGTGGATTGCTAGAATTAGTATTAGGCGCTTGCAAATGCGCCCCTGTTGCGTTATTATACTTGGCTCGACCCTTAGCCGTAAGGCCCGCGCCGCGATCTGTGGGTAGCTTTTCACCACGACTGACAGAAAGTACGGGCCCGCCATCTTTCATTTTTGTGGTCTTTGCAGCAGCTTTAAAGTCAGCAGCCGTAGGAGCACCTGGTGCACCAGGCTTACGCATCTTTTCACCACTACCGGCTTTGATGCGTTTTTGTTTAGCGTGGATGTTATCCCACAGCCCACCACCGGCTTTGAACTTCTTACCTTCATCAGCCTTGGCAAACTCTTTACCCACAGATGTAGGGATACCTACCTTCTTGGCAAAGCCGGGGTTATGCGCCACGGCCGCCATCAAACGATGCTGAGCTGGTGATTTGCTTGGCATAATTAGTCCGGATTCTTAACAAGAAGAATACTGAAGTTGGCCGTTACGTTTGCACCCGCAGTTGAACTTAACGCACGGACTTCAATGTCCGATTTTTCGCTAAACGAAATTGGGTAATTTAACGGAATCGTGAACGAACCGCCGTTTGCACAACGACCTTGAATTGTGTTATCAAAAACACCGCCATATGGTCTAGCATACAAGCCAATGCTTGAAAATGCGTTTGCTGTTGTAATGCCAGACGACACAAGAAAGTCAAAGACATATCCTGTGTACCCAGCAGGCACAGTATAAACACAAGCGGTTGAGCCACCATCTGCGGTATAAGCGGCATAGACGTTTGCAGGTTTTCCGGTTGTAACCGCACCAGTACCAGCGTAAATTGTTCCAGCCGCCGCACCACCAGAACCTGCCGTATTGACCGTCATATGCAATACACGCAAAAATGAATTGGTTGTATTAACAGCAGTTTGACCATTCAACGAAACTGTTTCGTTAATTTGGTTGTAATTCCCATCAAGCCCGTAAATTGTAACGGTTCTTGCACCAGTTCCAGCCGCAGTGTCGCTTGCGCTTGAACTTGAAATTTCCATGACTGAAGCGCTTGCAGGGTACGCATAAACCGTGCTTTCGCTCCAAATTGTTTCGTACGAAGTGCCAACAGACGTGTTGTAACCAGATACGAATATGGCAGTATGCCCGTCTACTTGACCGCGCAAAACTTGCAAATCAAACGGTTCAAACGCCCCCTGCCGGGTGGCTGAAGAATAAACGCCCATCCTAATCTCCAATGAAGACAGGGGCCGAAGCCCCCGTCCTTAACACGCGCCGCCAGCCTTCTTCATGAAGTTGCGAGACGGACCGTACTTTTCGTTACTGTCTTTTGTCGCCGCCTTCATGGTTGGCGCAAACTCAGCCTTGTTTTCCGCCCGTAGTTTGCTCACCGACACATTGCCACCTTTTTTGTAGGTACCAGAAAGTGCCGTGATTGCTACTGGCGCAGGCATTGGTTTACGCCCCTGCTTCATCTGCTCCGGACCGCCGTCGTCTTGAACGCGGCCGCCCTCAGCAAACTTTTTTGCAGCACCGCCTTTACGGTATCCACCGGCGTTAGATTCCATGACACCACCGGTTGCGTACTTCTTGACGTTACCACCACGCTTATACCCACCGGCATTGCTATCTTTTACGCCACCAGTACCGCTGGCCATGTCAGGACGAGCAGCGTGCACCAAGGTTGTATCATACCGCCCGTAAGACGTTTCAGAAGGTATTGCACCACCGGTTGCAAACTTCTTGACGTTACCGCCACGTTTGTAACCACCTGCATTTCCTTCCTTAACTACACCGGTTGGGCCATCTTTGCGATCCGGCTTGGTGGTGTGCATCTTGGTTGATTTGTACTTACCTTCGTTGCCCTCAATGGTCGTCTTGGTCTCAAACCGATCAAGCTTGGCGCCCATTGCTTGGCCACCATCTTTGAGTTTCAGCTTGGTACCCTTATCACCTTTATGCTCTTGAGCGTCATGTTGCTTAAAAGCTTTTTTGACCATGGCCTTATCTTGCGCCATGTCAGATTTGCCACCCTCTTTCATGGGGCGACCCATTGGCATCGCAGGACGCCCTGGTGCAGTTGGGTTGGTCATTGGCGCTGGGCGACGTCCCATGCGCTGCGCAGCCATTGCGCGTACTGCTGCAGGATTAACTACAGGAGTAACGGGCCCGGCTGCGCCCATAACACCACCATCAGCTTTCTTAACAGCTTTCCCGCCATCTTTAATGGCTTTAGAGCCCATCATACCCGATGGTACGCGGCCACCTTCGGCTTTATGCCGCTCATGCGTAGCACTACCGCCACGCTTGAGCTTCAACTCCACCGTTGGTTCAGTGGTCATCATTTTGACCATTGGTTTGAACTGACCCATTTTAGCCTCCCTTAGGCTTGTGTGACGCCAAGGGCGCCAGTGCGGGTTGCATTAGGACCAACTGCGATGCCTGGCAATAGAATCCCCATCACCGTTCGAACAATACCATCCGAAGCCGTTGCAGGAGTATAGGTGCCGCGAACGTCGCCAGAAGTCGTTGTAGCTGTTGCAGTATCTGCCGCAACAAACGTACCAGCATCTTGCGCCAACGTGTTGTTGGACTTAACGCTAGCAATGTAAGCCACATTGAACACACGAACCGGCAGGCCAAGAATGTCGGTCGTCCCAATTGCCACCGTACCACCAACAGCACCGGAAGTCGTTGCCGAGGTAACAATGAAGAACGCCTTTTTGCCACTCACGGTCGTGGATTGAGTCGTACCCGTTGCAATCACTTCGCTCATTGCCTGACCATAGTAGTCAAAACCAGAGATCGTAATGTTACGGTTGGTGATCGTGCCAGTGCCAATCGTGATGATCAATGCACGAGGTAGATCAAGTTGATAACCCGTCGTGCCATTGTTCAGTGTAACTGATTTAACCGACGTACCCGCGGTCAGCGTAAACGCACTGGTTGGCGATTGAGCCGTTGCAAGGTTGTTTGCAACCTTAGCCTGCGGGATCACGTCCCAAACATAGATACGACCAAGAGGGCCAATACCCAAATCCATTGGCGAAGGATCGTCAAATTGGATATTACCGTGCAAAGTAAGCGCGGTTGTATTGGCAATGTTGATCGCTTGGTTGAGTGTGTAGGTGCCCGTGCCACCCGTGCCCGTACCATAAGCAGTGATGTAAGTACCATCGGTGACCGACGTACCATCAACAAACATCCCAACAACGATCGGTGCGCCTTGATTGAGCGCGGTAATCGTCAAGGTTGAAGAAGAAACCGCACCGGTACCACCGGTAGCAGTAGTGGTATACGGGCGAATACCCGTACCCATATAAGTCTGGGCTGGACCTAGAAACAGGTCATCTGAAAACTGAGGCATGGTCTTCTCCTTGAAAAGCTTGACCAGTTATAAAACAAGGGGTGGGGTTTTATTCCCACCCCCAAGGCTTAGACGCCAGGAGTACCGTACATAGCACGTGGATCGGTCCAGCCCACCTGATAACGCTCGGTGGCTTTGTAACGCATGGAGTCGGTTTCAAAGTCGCCTTCCATGGTTTTCTCAAGCGCACGGCGCATCAGAAGCTTCATACCTTCCGGTGCATCCGTTTGAACCCACCAGGAATTGGCATTAGTCAAACGAGAAAGAACAGCGGCACCCTCATCCAGCAAGCCAATTGACTTAACTGGGTTGATGTCGTTGTTTGCCGTACCGGTGCGAAGAACCGACTTCAGCAGAACCTCAGCCTGAAACACGTTGCCCGGTGCAACCACCAGTTGACGTGGAACCAAACGGATTTTCTTACCGTTGTTGTCCACAGCCTGGCGGATCTGGATGAGCATTTGCTCAAGCGAGGTCTGCGACAAGTTAGCTGCGGTAGCCAACTGGTTGCTGAACGTGCCATTCACAATTGGGTGTGCCGAGTTGATCAGGCTAACGCCATCACCACCAACATACGAACTGTTAAATGCACGGTTGAGCACGTTTGCCGACAGCGTCTCTTTGGTCTCAATCAGCGACTGAGCCAAGTGACGAGCGTAAACTTGGCCAATGCGGATATGGTCGCCATCTTCAACCAGCACTTTGGTCAGTGCAAACGCCAAACCATAGACGTTGTACACGTAGCGCTGGAGGAAAAGCACACCACCTTGCTGGTACGAAACCGGGGTTCCGTCGGGCAATTGTGGCGCAGCGCCGAATCCATAAAGGACAGGCTCTTCGTGGTAGTTGCGGGGGATACCTTGTTGCTCGCGGAAAACCCGCGACCACTCATCGGTACGTTGGTCATAGACTCCATCAAAGCACTCGTTGAGGATTGGCTCAACAATCGACCGGAAGTCCGTACTGCGCATTGGGGCTGCCATTTCTTACCCCTCCTTAGAATGCGTTAATGGTTGCAACATACTGGCTGCGCGAGACTTGCACTTGCACAACAGTATAGGCGTCGCCCCATGCGTTATCAACCGCAGGAGTAAGGCCAATGATTCGCATATCGCCAACCGCGCCCGAACCCACCAATGAGGAGGAGATCATGCACTGCGATAGACCCGTGGTGGTTGAACCTGCGGTAGCACTGGCAAAGTTTGCCTGATCACCAATCGAGGTTTGCGCCAAACTACCGTTGGCCTGAATATCATAAACGATGTTCGGGTCAGAGTAGTAATACACGGTGCAAGAACCGGTGACATACGCGGTATTTGCAGGCCAATAGTTGGAAACACGGAAGCGACCCGTGGTGTCCGTCCACGATACACCTGCAAAAGCGCCTTGATAAGCACTACCTGCAGTGGCAATAATGATATTGCCATTCGTGTCCAGAGCAACAGGTTGCCCTTTAAGAATGTTCGAGGAATACCCCGAGGCAATTCCGTCGGTAAGTGCCACAGCACGATCCAAACCCGTAGGATGGAACGATGGGCGCATACCGAACGGAGCACTGGTAGCTGACATAGCTAAAATCTCCTAAAAGTATGAATCCGTCAGGTAAAGACCGGAACGGGCTTAACGTTATCAAGCTCATTCATGCCTTCACCCTCTACCGAACCAAGCCTTCGACCGTTACTATCGCGAGCGCCTTGAAGATTTTCGACTTGAACGCGGATTTTATCCGCTTCGTCTTGCGGCGCAAAATGATGAAACTCTTCCATAATCTGCTGATACACATCTGTAGGCAGCTTGTATAGCAGCATTTCATTGCATGCAATATAGCCTGTATGCTCACCTGCTTTGACTTTAAAGTTCTCGAAACCGGGAACTTCATCGACAGTAACAGGCTGATAGCCCATACGCATGCGTTTATGGATTGGGTCGTAGCCGTTGGTTGTGGATAACCAGCACAAATGAAATCCGGGAATAGCCGGAGGGGTCGGGAGTGATTCTTGGATCCACTCATTACGGAACATTCTACGACGTTCCTGCTGACTTGCCAATTCATCACTGGCGGGTGCACGTTGACTATCCTGCGATGCGCGGGATTCACGTCCACCAGCGAGAAGGTTCTTTTTGAATCGAGTATCTTGCATGGTTAGCTCCGGTTCATGCGGTCGTATTCGGCGTAGCGGCGAATCATCTTATTGCGCTCAGCGAGGTTGTCCCACCGCCCAGCGTCTTTGATTGCACGCACGCGATCTGGTGAAAGATAGAATTCATTCGACTTGGTAGTCGCTCGACTCTCTCTACCAGAACTAGTTACCACAGATCGAGGCCTCCGATTTGAAGATCTGTCATCCTGTTCGCTATTATACCGATGCGGGAGGTATTTTGACAATCTATTGTCGAGTTCTTCCCAATATTCACTACTTTTTGGGTCCCAACCCTCTTTTACGAGGCTTTCGTCAATCTTAGTGGCAATTTGGCTGTCAGTATCGCCACCCTCAGGGTCGAACCAGTTATTTCGCGCCATCCAATCACCGGCATGACGCTTAAGTACAGGATCCGGTGCTTGCGGGACGTTTTGCTGCTGCGGCTCGGACACTACTTTCTTTTTTAATGCCTCAAGAGCCTCGACTTGCCGCCGCGACTCATACCAGTGCTCTTGCGCATCGGCCAAAGCAGCACCATTGGCCATTTCAGTGGCTTCTTTGATTTTCATCTTAGCATATTGCAGCTTAAGATGCCCATCTTCAATGGCTTTGTCAATACGAGCTAAGTCGGAGCCTGCAGTTCGCTTTTCCAAAACGGCCAAGCGCTCGGCCATTTGCTCATTTTGCCGCTTTAGTGCATTAATGAGATGGTTGGATTCACTGGCTTTGGCTTTATGAATCTGTTTTTTGAGCTGTCGCTCTTCTCGCCGTGCCAATCTAATGGCTTCACGTTCCGGATCGATGTCCGGAATGTTATCGGCGCCATTGTCCATGGTATCAGAGTCCCTGGAGGGCCCTCCTTCATCGCCATGGGGGTCATTATTGGAAAGAACTGGAAACCCAGGCTCGGCCACGGAGACCATCGCTGAGCCATCACTTCCTTCGGAGACCTGTAAATCTAACTTTTCTGTTGGAGTCATAGGAACGCCTTCACTTTCAAGGGATCACCGGTCACCTTGGCGATGACTTCGTGATCGTTAAACACGCTGAATAGCGCAGTTTCGCCTAATTGCGGGTCGCCATAGATCACTTCCCAGCGATCTCCGCCCCACTTAGGCAAACGCACATAATCACCTACCTCAATCCAGTTGCCTTCCGGCCATGGAGTAAGGGTATCGCGTTGCTTGAAAGCAAGTGGCCCAAGTGCAATGACTTTTGCAACCTGGTTATTCCACTTTTCCGTTTCCTTGGTCTCTTCCACAAGCATAATGCCGGAG